TCTCCCATACGGTCCTCCCTTCTCCATTTCTGCCTGTATTTTATAAAGAGATGCATCCTTTTTCTCCCCGAAACTGTCTCCTTTTTTATTTTTTGTGCATTTTGCAAGTAACCGGAGAACTGCTCCCTCTCATGATGGAAGATTTTAAGTAAAAAAATATGAGCATCAGCATACTTTACAGATGTGCTGACGCTCATATTTTTTCATTGCTTTATAATACGTCTATGGCATAACGATTTTCACCCTTGCATCCACAATAAATCCATTATGTATAGGGCTATAGTCTTTTTCAAACTGGATTGCGCCATTTTCTTTGAGTTTTTCGCAGATTTCACGCGCCAGCATATTCTTTGCAATTTCTACCATCCGATTTTCTCCCATTTCAATTACGTCCTGTAGTAGAATTACTTCCCGAGCTGCTAATGTTTTAATCTCTTTTCTGTCATATTCCATTGCCTTGAAGCTTAATTCATTGTTTAATCTTCTGTTTTCTCTCAAGGCAGCGTTATACTCTGCTTTCAGGCGTTTCCTTTTTAGACGTATCTCTTTCCGTTGCTTTTTCACGTTTTTCCTCCTGTTCTTTTCTATCCATTGTCACATTCTGGTCTATTATCATACTTTTCTTCCATCATCCTCTTAATCTCACACTTGCATTTATACTTGTAGCAATTCTGCTTCTGATATGTTCTTTTTCTTACCTTCGACTTAAATCCAATTGCCAATTCTGTTTTTCCCGGGCCCTCACATGTTATCTTTGTAGCTGAATCCCTTATAAAAAACGGACATTTCGTTTTTGCGTCACTTGTTTTATTCATTACCGCCTTCTCCCTCCTACACTTTTACACGCCCTTTATCTGAGAAGCTATCATATCTGCTGTATGTGTCCACAGAACATTCGGGTATCTCCGCACCGCCCGGCTGTAAAACTCCCATTCTGACTTTTCTGTGAACGCTCCCATATGATATCTGATGCACATTTTCTCTTCTTCTGTGAGGTCTATTAAGCCCATCAGCATGATAAGGCTTTTGTCTCCATGTCCTGGATACAGCCTTTCTTTCTTGTATTCATATTCAATTTTTCTGGGCTCCTCAAGCGATACTGCGTAATAATCATCCAGCTTGCATACGTCATGTAGTAGTCCTATTATCTCCGGGCTTTCCGGTCTCTCCCATTTTAAGCCCATCTTTACGGTTATTCTTTCAAGTTCATATGCCACTTGAAGTGAATGCTCTATTAATCCGCCCTCATGCGCTCCGTGATGATCCTTTGAAGCCGGCGCTGTAAAGTATTCTTTTTCTTCAAGCCATGCTATCAGTTTTGGCCACTTCCTCAATATGTCTCTTACTAGGTCTTTTTCATCATCTTTTCCCCTCTTTCCGGCTTTTATTGGAACTCTTCTCATGAATTCTCTCATTGTTCTCTATCCTCCATTTCTTTCAGCTATTTCCATCTTGTAAAATTTCCTAAAATCTAAAAACCACTAGCCAAATATGGTTAGTGGTTTTTTTCCTCTCCGAATATATCTTTATTGCTTTGCAGCCACTGCAAAATTTCGAGACTATTAAATGTCCCATCTTTATTCCGCAACTTATGAACATTATTGCATATATATCCAGCCAGCAGGTCTGCCATCTGATATTCATTCTCACATTTTTTTATTCTATCAAAATTGCTCATGCTGCCGTTCTCCTTTTTTATTTAAAATATACCACTACCATATTCAGTTTTCAATGTCCGATTTTATTTTAATTTTTCAGTTGAGCATCTTCTTCTTTCAGCTTTGCTTCGGCTTCCTCTCTTGATAAAAACCAAGTATCATTAAATTCTTTAAGTGCAATGATTTCATGGTAATCTGGGTCGATATACACTTCAAAGCAGAAACAGTCAATGTCATCTGCTTCTGAAATTCCTGTTATACTTGCTTCCTCAATTCCATAAGGTTTTATGATATAAACGTTGTCTCCCACCTTGCACGGCAACTGCAGTAGTAAGCCCTGCTCCTCGGCATCCTCATAACATTTCAACTTTTCTCGCAAATCAGCCATAGCCCACAGGTTTCGATAAAATAATGCAATCAATCCTCTGACATCTGAAAACGGGTCTATCGTTAAATTATCCAGAATCTCTTCGTCAAACTCTGTTTTATCTACTGGCAATTCATCCTTTGTTAATGTGACCATGAGATTTATGGCAAAATCCCGTGCGTCCATTTCCATCTCAAAATCTCTATATCTTGCGTTATGCTCCTCATCTTCGTAACAGCAATTATGTGCCAATTCAACCATTTCCATCTCTGATACTTTTTTGTTTGTTGTTAATCTCTCCATTAAATTCCACTCCTTCCCACATACTCTCCGTATGTCATGCCTGCTTCTCTCGCTTTTGCATTTACCCAGGCAATGCTTCCCACCTTAAGCTCCGGCTTCTTATACGCCGCCTTTCTTCTTTCTGCTCTTTCCTTCATCCGTTCCTGCCGGCACTTCACTGAGCAGATTACTTCTTTACCTACCGGCATAAACAGCTTTCCGCACTGCTTGCATCTTCGTCTTTTCATTAAGCAAATCCCTCCGTCTCTCCGCATTCATACCAGCTGCTCCATGGCTTATAATTGATAACTCGGCCTCCACACCATTACAATCTTGTTTTCTTTATGGTCTACAAATCCAATCCCATCATCATAAATGGTAAGGTTGATTCCATATTTTACGCAGACCCTTTCTATTTCTTCTTTTACCTTAACTGCTCTTTTTTGTGCTTCACTCATTTTTTTCACTCCTAACTGTTCATTTGGCTGTGTTTGATAGTTCAATATTTTTCTACTGGTTTCATTCTGCATTCCCTCCATTCTTCTGTATCTGCTCTATTCTCCAGCGTATTCTTGTTAATTCTTCCAAGCACTTCTCCAATTCCCGGTTTTCCCAGAGGCGGTCCAGCTTCTTAATGCTGGCGCTCACTGCTGCTGCATAACCTCTTAATACGTTTTTATCTAAGCCTGCTGCCGCCGGAGCTTCCTCTGTAGCTTTTTCTTCCTGTACTTCTTCTAATTTATCCCTTGCCATAACTACCTCACTTCCTTCCACCAAGCGAATCATTCTCAACCATGCTGCATATAATATAAGCAGGAGGTATCGATATATGATTGCTTGGTTTTGTTATTTATATTTAATACTTAAGGGTTAGGCAAACCGGAGTTGTCCGGTCTGCTCTGATTCTATTTTCATATTTGGCATACGTTCCGCAACGCACATTTCCGGCAAATTAGCTTTTACAAGAGCTGCCGGTATTGGTGGACATACTGCATTGCCGCATCTTCTCACCTGCTCGCTTCTCGGATATATCTTTCCAGTATAATCATGGTCAATTATGTAATCATCCGGAAAACCTTGGCACCTGTACTGTTCTTTCGGTTCCAACATCCTCAACCCAATATCATATATCTGATATTTTGTACCGTATACCTCTACCAATCCAAAACGGTCCTTTGATGTTAAAGTGTCCAACGGATCCCGAATGTCATGCCCGCCCTCTTCCGAACCATAATATTTAATCAGATATGCCATTACCAATCCAAAGTGTCCAGGCGATGTTGTCACCGTATGCAATGGCTCTCTTATATCCTGTCCGACTCCACTCTTGTAAAATTTGCTCACAAATGCACACACAAGTCCGTATCTGTTTGACCCATCCAACGTCATAAGCGGGTCTGTTATTTTCTGTCCTCTTACATCGTTTCCATTATAGGAATGGTACTGGATAAGAAATGGCATTTTCCCATCTACGATAAATGGTTCATCTTCATCTATAACAAACTTTTTAAGTCCTCTTCCTATCCGGTCCATTGTTTTCTTTGCCAGCGGCCGAACCGCACGGATGCCGTACTTTTCTTTGATTTCTTCCGAAGTATCAAAGATGCTCGGACAAGGCAGAGAAAAATCCAACTGCGTATATGCTCCCACATATGGCTTAAGGAATCCTGCCTTTACCGATTCACTGTCTGCTGGTCCATGTGTCGGCTCCGGCCAGACAATCGGCTTGCCATCGCACCGGGCGATCATGAAAAATCTCTTTCGCATGGTAGGTGCTCCGTAGTCAGCGGCAATCAACTCACGGAATTGCACTTCGTATCCTAAATCCGTGAGCTGCTGAACGAATTTCTGAAATGTTTCGCCCTGCTTTGCCTTAATCGGATGATGCCCTCTGTTCAACGGTCCCCATGTTTTAAACTCTTCCACATTTTCAAGCATGATGACTCTCGGTCGGACAAGTCCCGCCCACCTGCAAGCTACCCACGCAAGACCACGGATATTCTTATCCTTTGGCTTGCCGCCCTTCGCTTTGCTGAAATGCTTACAGTCCGGGGAGAACCAGGCAAGTGCTACAGGATGTCCTTTGCAAGCCTTTACCGGGTCAACTGCCCACACGTTTTCGCAATAGTGCTTTGTATTCGGATGGTTTGCTTTGTGCATCTTGATTGCTTCTGGATCATGGTTAATTGCAATATCAACACTATATCCAGTTGCCAATTCGATTCCGGTTGATGCTCCGCCGCCACCGGCGAAATTATCCACTATCAATTCTCCGTTAATCATTGTGCTACCTCCGGCATAAAATCAAACAGTGTCGGCTCGTCTACTTCATTCTCCGCTGCCTGCAGGTAACCCACTCCATCCCGGAAGTAATCCGGATTTAGTTCACATCCTTTTCCGTACCGGTGCATCTTGACCGCTGTCATTGGCACTGTCATTAGTCCACCAAATGGGTCATACACTGTATCACCCTCGTTGCTGTACCGATTGATGATTCTTTCCACTATGTCAATCTGCAGTGGACAAACGTGCATCTGCGCCCTCCGCCTGCTCTGTGTAGTATTGAGTGTCCGCATCCGGTTAATATCATCCCATACTTCCAACTGATTCCAAGAGCCTGGAGCTACCACCATGAATGTAGCTGGTAATTTTCCATTTTCATCTAAATCCTCGGCAAGTTTCACATGCTCTGCATAATTGTAAACAGTACCACGGCTATAATCTCTGTACACCTGCTGTAGACTCTCTACCGGAAACTCTTTCAATTCTTCTTTACTTACCAGACGATTGCCGGAACTTCTCCAGTATCCGTGAGCATCTATCTGCCACTGTGCCCGTGTATAATCTTCTTTCGATTTCTTTACTGGCACATCCGCATAAGCTGTCGAGCGGTCAGTAGGCAGCTTACGGAAAAGCAGGATATATTCCGGGCAGCCAACTCCCATCTTAGAACCATCCTTACACTGCTCTGTCCATCCAAGGCGGTATGTCTGGTTATTCTCCCTGACCACATCCGTTACTACCGTAATCATTCCAAAATACTGGAAGCCATATTTCATATAATGCTCAATGCAAAGTGCATGGAATGGCTCTATAGTCGGCATTCCGGTACCAGTGGCATTTCCAAATAAAACTCTGTCTTTCACATGGATTGCTGCCACTCTTCCCGGCTTAAGAACACGAAGTAGCTCTGGTGTCAGATAACACATCTGCTCAAAAAATCGTTCGGTATTCTGATTGTGTCCAAAATCGTTATAATTGGCACTGTATTCATAGTGATTACCGAATGGAATAGAGGTATGTATCAAATCAATGCTGTTACTTTCCATTGCTCTGGTTTCTTCCACACAATCACCATATACTGCTTCATAATGGTTTCCTCTTACTGTTCTTTCTTCTCTGCTGCCTTCCACACCCATCTTCCTTTCTAACCGCTGTGCCTTATTTGCGGAATTTAATCCATATTTCTTCACAATTTCTATCATTTTATCCACCATATGATTGTGGTTTTTCCACTTCTCCAAAAGTGCTTCTTTAATCTGTCTCTCATTCTCCATATAAATGATGTCAATCACTACCGGCTCTTTCTGTAGGAAACGATAACATCTATGAACTGCCTGGATAAAATCATTAAATTCATAATCAATTCCAAGAAATATCTCCCGGTGGCAATATCTCTGAAAATTACAACCAGAACCGGACAATGATTTTTTCGTTGCAAACAGTTTTGTCCTGCCTTCCGAAAATTCAATTACTCTCTTTTCTCTTAAGTCATAATCCATAGATCCATATATATCCACCACTTCCGGAAGTGCCTTTTTAATTGCATGACGCTCATTTTCCAAATCATGCCATAAAAGGAAATGCTCTTCCGGGGATTCTGCAACAATCCGCTTCATTTCCGCAACTCTCTTATCAATGCTGTCCCTTTTTACTGCTGCAGCTTCTTTTAATCCTTCTGCAGCTTCCTGAAACAACTGTATCTGGCCATCTCTGTCCGCTGTATCTCCATAGTGAACAGGTAATTCATGCCATTTTACGTCCAGTGGCGGCAAATCATATCCTTCATCCGAATAATCCGGATTTAAATCTGAAGGTTTCGTGATAAAAAGTGCCCAACTGCTTACCCACATCCAGAATTCATCTTCCATATTCGGATACAACGTCAAATTATTAGCTTTCGTACTGTCTCTTTGAAAGAATCTTGTTAATGCCTGTCCGGTATCCATCACTTCCAGATATCCGGCATAATGTATCAATTCCTTATACTTATTTGGTGATGGTGTAGCTGTTGCCACCAGCTTATACGGTACATTCTTGAATTTATCCAGAAATGTCTGATATGTCTTACTGCCAAAACTCCTTAAAACACTGGCTTCATCAAGAGAAGTAGCACAGAAATATTCTGGCCGGATGTCTCCATCACGAACTCTTTCATAATTCGTTAACACAATCTGACTTGTACTTTTTTCTACTTCTTCCATTGTCCGACAGTATTCCGGCTTTTCATATCCAAGCACATCTACAGCATCCCTGGTAAACTCCTGCTTTACTCCAAGCGGAAGTACAATCAATGCTCTTCCACCACACTGCTCTGCTGCCAAATGGCAAAATTCAATTTCCTGCACTGTTTTTCCTAATCCGAAAGATTCAAACAATGCTCGTCTGCCACCTTTTAATGCCCATATAACAGCATCTCTTTGATGTGGCTTTAATATTTTATTTACTTTTTCTGGCTCTATAACAAATCCACTGTCTGTTGCAAGCTCTATCTTCGATTCTAAAAATTCTTTGTATGTCATTTTCAAAAGGAACCCGATATATCGTTACCCCGGCCGGAGGTTCGGCTCCTTTCTACATAAAATCTTCTAAGCTCATCTGCCCGTCTACATTGGTAGCAGCTTCTTTTTCCTGTGCCATCCGCTCTTTCTTGTACTCATTGTATTTCTTTCTGTATTCATAGCTTTTTCCAAAAATATTCCATGCGGCTTTAACTACGTTTGGCTCATATGGACGAATCAACTCCAAATCATCAACTGCCTTGTACGAGATTGGGCAGCCACAACATCCGGTACGGGTCAATCCATATACTTCATACGCATCCGAATACCGTACACCATAATATTCTTTGTACCATTCTTTATCTTTGTCACTCACATAATACAATGGTCGTAATCGGTATTGACCGCTCGAAGTTTCCGTAAAGCACAGTGCTGTGTTATCTTTCCTTGGTACGGATCTCATACCTCCCTCGTCTCTGCGCTCACCGGTAATTACCATCTCGTAATCTTTTTGTACCTTATGTGCTATATTTTTCTTGCAATGTACGCAACAATCTGCGCTTATCCGGAAGTCCGGTGGATATTCTTCTATAAAATCCCTCATATACTTCGACGAATTGATAACCAACTGGATATTTGGTCTTGGCTCACCAGCGGAGTTACAGCAACAAAGGAAATTGATTGTTCCCTCGCAATTCGGGTATCTCTGCCGCAATTCTTCTCGCTTTGCTTGTTTATCCTCTGCCTGATCATATTCCTGTGCAATCGATAACGGTACTTTCTTCTTTTGCCACCCAGACAATCCAGCAGACATAATCTTTGATACAAACGGCACGCCATATTTTCTTGTTGCCTGCACAATATTCACCTTTGGTCTGCACTCTTCGATTTCCACACCGTATTTTTCTGCTGTATCCCGGACATGATCCTTTATGGCTTTCATTTCCAAACCGGTATTAAAAAATGCATATTTGATTGGTGGCAGATTAAAAATATTTCTAGTTCTCTCAATCAGGTCGAGCAGAATATCACTGTCAGCTCCACCCGAATATGAACATATAGCATTCGGATGCTCTCTTAATCTTTTTGCTATAATACTCTGTATTGCATTAAATTTTGCAGGTGCATCAAAGTCTGCATAATCCGGTCTGTCCGTATACACCCGACTTCTAAATTCTTCTTTCATTTTTAATTGGAGTAAAGAGCTCTTTTACGCTGGCCAGCAAACCTCTCACTCCTTTCGTTTTATTTTTTCGGTTTCTCACACCGTTCAAATTCGATAACCCACACGTATGGATTCGCATCCCAACCGTAGCGGTCAATGTCGGATTTCTTGATGGTACTGTTCCATATCTGCATAAATTCGACCTGTGGCGGTTCAATCCATCCAGTATTCATACAGTCGGTGCATCCGAATGCTCCTGCATTTGTATGGTGGCACTTTTCTCCTTCTGCTCCTTCTCTGATCGCTCCCTCTACAGTAATGCTCTGCAACCGCTCCACTCGTACATCCGTAACCTTCAGCCAGATTCTCGACGCTTCTTTCGGCATGTGGATTGACGGATGCCAAGTGCCTCTCCAACCTTTAGGTCGAAGTTCTCCATCAGCTTTGTAATAATAGATGGTATGACCACGCATATGACCTGCTTCATTGACTGGAAGTCCGCACCATGTTTCTCGAACATACAGGGTATCACCCGGCTGATATGGTGCTTTTATGATACAAGGCTCATTCCTGCCGTTATAGAGCATCAGTCCATCTCTAATATATCCAGTCCACTGTGGATTTTCTCCCGGTAAAAATCTTACCAGCC